ATACTAAATGTCTCCTCGGTCCGGGATTCACCACCCGGCCATAGAACTTGTTGAACTCGTTTACCGTAAAACCAGTCTTTTATCACCGGATCAGCTCGTTCGATTATGTCTATTATACATAGAACACATTCTTGGATATCATTTTCTTCATCGGCTTTAAATCTTGGAAACGATTTTCTAAACAGGTTAAATATTTCGGAAACATTTATAATTTTTGTATCATCATTTGTCCAATATGAATGTACGAGTTGTGAATACATGTTTGTAAATTCACACGGTCCCTTGTATTCGTTTTTTAAGTAATGATTCGAAAGTATGGGAATCTGTAGTAAACATTGTAAAGATGTGTTGAAATAACAGGTATTGTTTATATTAACAAAACCTTTCATTACAATTTCTAAATAAAAAAGACTTAAATAAAACACGCATGAATAAGTTGCAAGATGAACATTCAAACAGTCATGAAAAAGGTACTACCCGTGTTCGAAAAGTTCAAACATACCGAACACGTGGAGTTTGAATTGCGACTTGGAAAATTCAATGGGACATTTTTTGATACAAACGTCGGAGAAGAGAACTTCAATCGAATCTTAGACGGTCTCCAGAGATATGACGGTTGGGAGTCTGTCACTGAGAACTCGTATGAGATATTTTATTCAGATAATGATAATGTACGATTGACCGTGGATGATGACACAGAAGACCAAGTACAAGTCCAGAAAATTTCCATGCACAAAGAGGATTTTAAAAAGTACAAGAATACACCATTTGATGTCCGCGTGAGTGTTTCCAAGGAAACACCCATCGAAGGTGAATTTATTATGAACAGTAAACGATGTAAAAAACGCATCTCATTTTTACGAAAAAATTTAAGCATAGATATGACCATTTCGACGGGGGACGCGCGAGACATTGATGCAGAAGACGCTACGTCATTTCAAGTTGAGCTCGAAATAGTCGATCCAACAAAAGTTGAAAATAATGACCAATTATTTAACATTTTGTACAAAGTAAATGACATATTTAAATTGTTGTCAAATAATAAATGATATATCTCATATTAATACTTTTGTTTATTTTTTATTTTGACTGTAAAATAAATAGACAATCATTTAATAGTTCAAAATCAGAAATCATTTATAACGATATAAAAGATAGTGAAATGAAAAGAATATTCCTTGAATTAGAAACATCTCTTTTAGAATTAGAAACTCTCGCGGTAAATAACGGTGTAGTCATGATAAAAGAAGCAACATTTATATCCAACAGAATAAAGGAACTATTTCCTATGTATGACTTTTCATATCATGGTATACACCTCAAACAAATAGCTGAACCAACAAAATTGATCAACACAGGTTTACCAAATTGAATAAGCATAATAAAATCTCGCGATGATTGTTCATTTCCATTCGATGCACATTTTGCACGACGTACATTATCAAATCATTATCATCATCTTGAGACGTATCATTAAATTCGATTTCGAGTTTTGACATTGTTGAAATTGGATTCATTCTACCGCGTCTTATATAATCACAAACGATATATATGATACCGTCGAGAAATTCCTCCTTGGCCATCTCTAACCACGAATCTTTAGGTGTACCCCATGTCGTCGTGTCCAAATTAACCCGAACTCCGTGACCGTATTTACTTTTACCAAGATGAAGTCTTTGTAATAGTAAATGTTCCATTAAAATATATTTGCGTATTAACTTTAATTACCAAAAGCGACACCAGCCATACCATTCTTAATTCGAAGAATGTTATAGTTCACGGCGTAAATGCGATGAAGGGAATTTCCACCCGAGACACCCGTAAGATTGAGTTTGGCTGTATCAATTCGAGAGAAGTTCAACGTTCCTGTTGGTTGTTGTTTGCTCAAAGTCAAGCAAAGAGGCCATGTGTATGTGGGTAAATCTCGAAGTACATCATCCGGTAAATCGGTGCAATGCATCTCGTGAACCACGTTATGATGATATAAAGCCGTTGTATTTTCAAACAACGAAACGCCGTTAATATATAACGTCGCCGTGTCAAATTTGTATTCATCATCCCAATTTTGCCCCGTCGCCTTACCAGAAACCAAGTGAAGACCCTTTACTGGGTGGTTGAAATAACTCAAATCTATATCAACATCACCCGGATTGATTGGCTGATATTGTGTTTGTGTGAATAAAATTTCGTGATCACTGTTTGTGAAGAACTTACGCTCTTCTGTGTCCAAGTATATGTAATTACCGTAAATTTTGGGAGCCGGTGGATTTACCATCCCCGAATAAAGACCATCTCTGCATTTGATTTTGAGTTCGACGTCGTGATACTGTAAAGCGACAAGTGGCAGACATTTCGTCCAATCTTCGCAAAAGAAGAATGGAATCATGAAATAATCACTGCCTGTGTTTGTACCGGCACCGAGTGCGTTTTCCTTGACTACGTTTGTGGTCACGGCACACGAAGCTTTGGAAGAGCCATCGCGGTATAAAGGGTTGTAGACACCCTGTATGAACAAAGAATCCATTTCACATACCTTTTGTCCACCGATCCATAAACTTATTTCTGTTGGTCTAGACGAACCACTCGAAAAAAGACCATCACTGTTCGTCGCCACGTTGGAAATATTCGGAGCCTCGATCCAAATATAGCTCATTAAATCACCCTTGGATCGTATGGGTACTGTGATTTCGGCATTAGACCCGAATGTACCGATAAAATCCATCCGTTCTGGTTTCATAGAGAAGTTTGTGTGACGTTTGTAATTTTGACGAAAAAAACTGACCTGAGGTTCGCCCGTGATATATACATCCTGAACTCCCTTCGAGACGAGATCAATTAAAGCCGCTGACATTTATATTAAAAGTATATTAAAATTTTGGGTCAAAGATAACACAACGGGTAATATGGTTGTTTTTCAGGCACTGACGTGGGAAGCTCGGGATACGGAAGAATGTGACGAACATCTTATTACTATTTTTGGAAAGACGGAAGACGGGGATTCTGTCGCGGTGACGACTGCTTTTACGCCATATTTTTTCATAAAATTACCTGAAAATATCTCACAACAAACCATACGGGAGATCTATAATTTGATAGATTCCAAATGTAAGGATTGTTTGTTATGTTATTCAATCGCTCAAGCGAAGGATGTGTGGGGGTTCCAAAATAATGAACGCTTTCCATATCTCAAACTTGATTTTATATCACTACAAGCTCGACGCGTCGTTGACTCTTTTTTAAGACGACCTCTTGAACTTTCATCTGGGCCATTTCGTTGTAAAGTATTTGAATCAAATTTAGATCCTGTATTGCGATTAATGCATCGCACCGGTATTCAATCTACGGGTTGGTTAGATACGGGTGATAAATGCGTTCCTACGATCACAGCGATGACCAAAATTGATCTATTTTGTAACGATTGGACGACGCTACGACCTGTCGCGAGAGACGATATAGCACCATTTGTCGTCGCATCATTTGATATTGAGTGTAATAGCTCCACTGGTAAATTTCCTGATGCTGACGTCACCGATGATGCGTGTTTTCAAATTGCGGTTTCGTTATGTAAAATTGGTTCCGATGAACCGTATCAAAAGGTATGTTTGTGTTATAAAAAAACAAATACAGATACGACATATGGAACAATTATCAGCTATGATACGGAACGAGAAATGTTAGAGGCTTTCCGAGATTATATTCAAACAAGTGACGTAGATATCATTACCGGCTGGAATATATTTGGTTTTGATCTTGAATACATATACAAGCGAGCATATGTCGTTGGTTGTAACCGGCGATTTTTCAATCTTGGGAAATTGCGAGATGTCGCGTCTGATTTGACCATTAAGAAATTGAGCTCAAGCGCGCTCGGTGACAATCTGCTGAAGCTGTTACCGATGTCCGGGCGTTTTATTTTTGATTTGTTTCATGAAGTAAAAAAGGGTTACAAGCTTGATAGTTATAAATTGGATAATGTGTCGAAGTTGTATCTAGGCGATCAAAAAATTGACATGCCACCGAAAGAAATGTTCGCGCGCTTTAGAGAAGGAGATCCCGAAAAGCTCAAGGAAGTGGCGGAATATTGTATAAAAGATACCCTTCTCCCTCACAGATTGATGAAAAAACTGTGCACATTGTTAAACCTTCTAGAGATGGCAAAAGCTACATGGGTTCCTATATCTTTTCTATCTGAAAGAGGGCAGCAGATTAAGGTATTCTCACAATTGACAAAAAAGGCACGAGAACTTGGGTTTATGGTGCCCACGATCAGATATGGGGCTATTCCGGAAGAACAATACGAAGGTGCCACTGTGTTAGATGCCCAAAAAGGCGCCTATTATACACCTATAACGGCTCTTGACTTTGAATCTCTGTACCCGTCTATTATGATGGCGCACAATTTATGTTATTCCACTTACGTGATGGACGAAAAACGATACGGTAATATCCCAGGAATTGTATACGAGTCGTTTAACATCGGTGACAAAGTATATAAATTCGCACAGGATGTACCGAGTCTTCTTCCGAGCATTTTGTCAGAATTAAAGCAGTTTCGGAAACAAGCAAAAAGGGATATGGCTTCGGCTTCGGGTTTCATGAAAGAAGTCTATAATGGAAAGCAACTCGCATATAAGGTCAGTATGAATTCCGTGTATGGATTCTGTGGAGCTGGAAAGGGTATTCTTCCATGTGTACCGATTGCCTCGACGACGACATCACAGGGTCGAAATATGATAGAACAAACAAAGTGCTACGTCGAAGCAAATTTTCCGGGTGCCAAGGTTAGATATGGGGATACGGATTCCGTAATGGTTGAATTTGACGTTGGGGAAAGAAAAGGCGAAGAAGCCATTGAATACAGTTGGAAGCTCGGTGAACAGGCGGCAAAAGAGTGTAGCGCGCTCTTCAAAAAACCAAATAATCTTGAGCTTGAAAAGGTATATTGCCCTTACTTTTTGTATAGTAAAAAGAGATATGCGGCTAAATTATGGACTCAAGGAAAAGACGGTAAAATGAATATGGATTATATAGATATCAAGGGTTTACAAGTCGTTCGAAGAGATAATACTCCTCACGTGAGAAAGGTTTGTAAAGAGTTACTCGATGTCGTGCTCGATAGTTCCGACAAAGAACGACCAATGGACTTGGCGCGCGAGCGCGCTGTGCAGCTGTTGACGGGTGAGGTCAAAAACGAAGATCTCGTTTTAAGTCAAACTCTCGCCGATAGTTATAAGGTGAAAGGGAAAAATGTATCCATAACTAAATACGACGATGCATCACAAAGGTATTTAAGTGAAGATATTAACATGGCACACGTTCAGGTATTTCATAAAATGAGAGACCGAAAACCGGGATCGGAACCGCAATCGGGGGATCGAGTTCCATACCTCCTTGTGAAAACGACCGACCCAAAAGCAAAAGCTTTCGAAAAAAGTGAAGACCCAAAATTCGTCGAAGAGCATAATTTACCAGTCGATTATCATTATTATTTCCTCAATAAATTTTTAACACCCGTGTGTGATTTATTGGAGCCGTTATTTGAAAATCCGAAGGAGGAAATTTTTGGTGAGATTATTAATAGTCATAAACCGCCACCAAAAAAGAAAGAACCTTCACTGAGTACGATGAAAAAAGCAGATCTCGTCGAAGAATGTAAACGCCTTGGAATTGACGAGTCGGGGACAGTTGGTGAATTAAGAGAAAGACTTAAATTAGCTAAACAGAATAAACAATCTGTTGAAGAGTTATTTAAAAATTACGAATGTAATACTAATAAGTGATGAGTTTACACGACGAAATTTCTTCTGTGATCGAGGCGGAAGTATGCAAACGTGTTCATCGAGAATTAAATGAATACGTTCAAAAAATTTCAAAAACACACGGAATATCGATTGATTTATTACTGAGAGATTTACCTGCAAATTTAAGCGACAAAGTCGATGATGTGATGTGTAAAGGCATTAAATTGGACAAAAAGAGATGTAGCCGAAAAGGAAAGTTTGGTGGATACTGCGCGCATCATCTCGATCAAAAAAAGAAAATCGAACCTGTTGAAATAAAAAGAAGTAATACACACACTCATAGTTTGTGTTTGTCGTTCGTAGAAGGATGTCCGGCGTGTGAGTCTTCAACCAAGAGACTTATAGATTTAAGTACAATGATATGTAATGAGTAAAACAGATATTCTACTAACATCAATCAATAAGTTTTATAGTGAAGATGAAAATAAAGCAGTCTTAATGAATATACTAAATAAAAAAAGTGGTATATCACTTCGAAATATCGAATGGTTTATAACAAACTACTCTAAAAAGAATCACACATCGTATACGACAAGAAATGGCAAAGTATTTTTAGTGCATTGCGCGTATAAATCGACACTCGATGGCTATAGTAAAAAATTATTTGACCCATTTTGTAGATCTGATAAAATTTCATACATCATTCCCGGAACAGATGAAGAAATTCAAACCACGTTAGCCCAGCTTAACTTTATAAAATGGTGTATCAAAAATAATATTTTAGATTATATAAAAGATAACAAAAAAATCCTTTTTAATAAGCAATCGACATAAATCCATCCTTAAATATAAATGTTCTGTAACCCGTATAATACATATGTAAAGTGTACGTATCAGTTAAAGAAGACTCTAGAGTTATCTCAATATTCGTCTTTTCTGACTGTATATTACTAAAATCCAAGCTTCCAGATGGTTCAACGTTCATCGGGTTCATTGAAAACGAATATGTATATATATTTCGTATAGGTCTAGATAATCTTTTTTGAAATGGGATGAGGTACTTGTAAAATAAATGATTTGTTGAATTTATATTGGGTAATCTATTACCATTTATATAAAATTTCGCATCATACATGACGGGTGAGAAGAAATTATTTATTTCATCGAAATTAAAATTCGAGGAAAAATTAAACCGGTTGTGATACAGGAATTCACCATTCTCACTCGGTGCGGGAGTGCCTATCGCATCTTTTTCGTTTTCAAACTTTTCATTTCTAAAAAACCAATGAATACATTTTACGGGTTCGTTTGATACTATGTTATTTTTTACCGTATTTTTAGTTGGTTCAGTTGTTGTTGATGGGTGTCTAAATACAGTATCCGTTACAAATGTTTGATTTTGTTGCATGAAATATAATCGTTCATCGGTGGGTATTGTTATTTCTTCTGTTACTATATCAAAATCAAGTAAACCGATCACATCCGGAGAATCTGTAAAAAATGTTTGTTCGTGGACGATGAACTCGAATTCTAATTTTTGTTTATAAATGGCACATAAAGGAAAAAATGGTCTATTCGGTTTGTTTGTGGAATATTCATCACTCGCGTACTTTCTCGAAAAGAAAAAATGGAGAGGGATGACGATTTCACTCGCGAATGTCGCGAATACTTCATTGTCTTCGGATGCATCAAACGCGAGTCCTCTGTTCAACAGAAATCTATTTGCGATTTTTTCGGTGATTTCAGAATATAGTTCGTCGTATATAATACACCAATCATCATATAATGTCTCGACCTCGAGTTCATCGACGCGCATCGTGATGCTTTTAAAAATGTGACGACCTATTTGATCCGCATAATTATAACCACTTTGTAGAGCCGGTAATTTCAACCTCACATACATATTACTCAAAAGATCACCCATATTACGAGGATTGAATGTAACCTTTATTTTTTCACCGAAAGGCCAAGAATCTTTGTTATTTGATTTTTGAACATTTGTTACCCTGTGATATTTTCTAAATGTGGCGTGTTGTTTTGGGTCGTATTTGAATAATGAATCGTTTGTGTCTTCACTTATTAAATATCTATCTTGTTTTCCTAGTGCATGAAGTGACAGTGTGGCCGCGGTACGTACTCCCGAAGGTTCACACATTTCTATAGTAATTATAGATTTTTAATATCCATTTTCCACATATCAATATGACTCGTGTTTTTCAATAATTCCAATTCCTGGACAGTTTTGTTAGATTCTTCAATGAGATCTTTTACACATTCTTCGGTATACTGAACTGTTTTAATATTGAGTAGGTAGTCATACGTTCCATTTATTCGTGGAAAAAACTGAGCCAATTGCTTTTCGAGGTCTTCCTTTTTTCGCTTGAAGACCACAATATCTCCATCGATCACCATCGTGACGAATTTTGACTTGTATCCACACATGGCAGCTTTTGTTTGCAGTACCTTGAGTAAGTGCTCTTTTCTCTGTTCGTAATATTTAACCCGAAGATCGATGAAGTCTTTGAGAATTTCCTCGGGGCTTTCATACTTATAAATACCCTTGGTTGGATGAAACAAATGCATATTCGACGTGTGAAAGGTTTTTCTCAGCTTGAGATCCTTGATGACATCTTTTCCCGAATAACCGAATATTTCAAAATCTACGTCATCGGTTGTTGAATTATTTGTAAAATTTGTGATAACCTTTTTATCAACGAGTGTATCGAGATATTCTTTATAATCTTGTGTCCAACGTCCAGGTGGAAGTTCAGTTATCTTGAGTCTCGAGCCCGTATCGCGCCATACACCTTCAGCGAGCCATGTATCATTTTCCTTGAAGACCCTGCCCTTGAAACCGCGAAACCACGGTGTCATTTCTTTTAACGACTCACCACCGAGTGCTCTTTTGATGTTCTCTTTGATCTCCGTAGGATTGAATGGAGGCACATAGCAGCTGAAGCCTGTGCCGATACCCTCAGTGCCATTCACGAGAACCATCGGAAGCGTTGGCATATAAAAATCCGGCTCAATTGAACGCCCGTCGTCGTCGAGGTAGTTGAGTACCGGATCATCCCGCGGATCGAAAAGTTTCCGGGTTTCTTTTGCGAGTTTCGTAAAAATGTACCTCGTTTGAGAAGCGTCCTTTCCACCCATGAGTCTGGTACCAAACTGACCACACGGCTCAAGTAAGTTTATATTATTAGATCCCATGTAATCATTGGCCAATTTAACGATGGTATCTGCCAACGATACTTCACCGTGATGATATGCACTCTTATCCGCCACGTATGCGGCCAATTGAGCCACTTTCATTTCATCTTTGAGGTTCTTTTCAAAACACGCGAATAGTACCTTTCTCTGAGAAGGCTTGAGACCATCAGAAACGTGAGCGATCGATCTCTTCAAATCCGCTAAACTGAAATTGACGAGATCTTTATGAACAAAGTTCGAGATGCTCAGATTTTTAACACTTCCATAAGGCACCTCCAATTCTTTAGGGTTTTTCGCTGCACTCTCGAGAAGCCAAGACTTTCGATCATCAGCCTTTGTCTTGTCAAAGGCGAGAACAATGGATTTATCAGCCATGATGTCCATGTCAAACTTCACGGTGAGATCTTGAATCATTTTGAAATACTCTCGAGCCTCAACACTTGTACTGGTACCGAGACCCTTGTAATACTTGATCTTCCATCCAGATTGACCGTTACCATACCAAGATCGAAATGTCGAATCTGTATAGAAAGATTTCGTCTGTCCACCCTTGGACGCTTTAATGATTGGAGTCACCATAGAAACAACGAAGCCCAACTTGAGGAGGGAAGGCCAGAAATAGTGAATCATGTTGAGAATGAGACCCTTGATGTGTGAACCGTCGTTATCCGCATCTGTCATGATCATCAAACGACCATAGCGAAGCTCGGAAACATCTGTGTATTCTTTGCCTTGTTGAAGACCCAGGATCTTTTTGAGATCATTGAATTCTTGATTTGAAGTCAGTTGTGATACCGACGCATCGCGGACATTCTTACACTTCCCACGAAGAGGAAATACGCCATAGTAGTCCCGACCAACCACGGAGAGACCCGCCACTGCCAAAGTCTTTGCAGAATCCCCTTCAGTCACGATGAGCGTACATTTTCCAGATTGCATCGTCCCAGCCTTATTCGCATCATCTAGTTTGGGAATGCCGGTAATTTTAGATTTACGCGCGCCGTCCGTCTTTTTGAGCTCTTTCATTTCTTTGAATTTTGAAAGGGCTGTGAGTTCGTCTTGTATACCAGTCTTGAGAACATTCTTCACAAAGTTTTTGGGTGGCTCAAACTTACTTCCAAAGTCTTGAGTCTTGGACGTACACTCCGACTTCACTTGACTCGAGAACGTTGGATTTTCAAGGGTCGCCTTCACGAAGACATTGAAAGTGTTCCTGACTTGTTGTGGCTTGAGATTGATCTTTTTGGCCATCTCATCAATGATTCCTGAAGCCACGAGAGATGTGACGTGGTCCACGTGGGTGCCACCCTTCGTCGTACAAATACCATTGACGAAAGATACCTGTTCCATACCATTCTCGGAAGGACCAATACATACCGACCAACGATCCGATGTCACTGAGCACACTTCCGACACACCTTCGTGCATTTTGGCGTACGCCTCGAATGAAGTTTTAGGGAGCACCTCTCCTTGAAATTTTACCTTGCAATTCGGTGTTGTACAGATGTTCGCATCCCACGCGCGCTTCTCGAATATTTTGTACGCATTATTGTCTATTTTCTTCATACCAAACCTCTTCCAATCCGGAATGAATGAAATTGAGACCATCGATGTCGCGCCAGAGTATTTCGTAATCTTTGGTGGATG